GTCGCTAGTTTAGCAAAATAACTTAATGTATCATCTTCATCAGATGATTCTTCAGCTGAAGGCGCAGTACCCATTGCTTCCGCATTGGCTGTACTCATACCCGCTACTGGAGCTGCAGTTTCATTCATTACTGGTGCCGGCATTGCAGAATGACCCGCATCGACTCCAAGTACTTTATTCAACTTCATTGATAGCTCATCATAAGTTTTATAGTTTTCAGGTGTTAAGAAATCCTGTAAAGAATACAGTTTGTCGTAAACTTCTGTTAATCTAGATTCATCGCCTTCATGCAAAGCACTTGGTGAACTGAATTCTGATTTATCATAGTTTACCCAACCTTCTACTTTTCTGATTTTAATTTTAAAATCAGCGCCTTCCCAGAAATCATAAGGATTTACTGGATTTTCATCAGCGAATTGAGGTTGCATAACATCCATAATCTTATCAAAGATTTTCTTACCAAATTTGTAAAGGAATACCTTCCCTTCATTCTCTGGATTTGATGGGTCAGAAACGACTAGCACATTACTTACGTAGTGCAGCCTTCTTTTTCTATCCCTAGCAGTTGCTTTATCTTCGTCTCTACCTGAGTTCCAAAGTACAGAGTTATGCTCCGATACTGGGTCCTGCTGTCCAATGGACGTTAAAGAGTTTTCGATATACCATAAGCCAGTTGGTCCCTTGAATCCATGGTCCCAATATCTTACCCAAGGTAAGTCCTCACCATCTTTCGCTGGTAAGAATCTGACTACAGCATAGCCGTTTCCTGCTTTATCTCTTGTAGGCTTCCAAAATCTATCATCCGCATAGGAATTAGTTTCTGGTTTAGCTGAAGATACAGCTTCTGCTGCTTTTACGAGTTTGTCGATTGACGAGCCTCGCATGCTCTTTAGATTTTCTAATGACATTTTATATTTCTCCATATTTACAATGTATTACTGAATTATCCACTTTATTCATAATATAGTTATATTATACCACATTACGTGGCATTTGTAAAGGTTTTTTTTAATAAATGTAAACATTTATCTCTATCAAACTTTACGAATGGTTTGTATTTCATAATCTTTCTATAGATGTCAGGCCAAATAATAGTATCTGTTATCTTTCTATTTTCACGTTCTACGAACCCAAGTATTGAATCCAAGATTACGATTGTTTCCAATTGTATTTCTTCTTGCATCCAAAGCTTTATGATTAATGGATGATTGTTTTCTTCTGCTTCTAAAAGAGAATCAAACGATATATCCATATCATTAAGTTTATTTATATCAGTTTGAAACTGATAGCTGAGAGATTCCATAATCTTTTTATGGTCTCTATAATACCTTTCGCCACCTTCGTTAAGCATATCACCGACATACTTAACATCGTTTTTAAAGTTTGCTATATAGAATTCTTTTAATTCAGATTCATATGTATTAGCAAGCTTGGCAAAGAAGTATTTATCCTTACGTTTAAAGAAGGATGTTGGCTTTACGTTTGTCTTATAATGGTATTTAACAGCATCATATCCATCTGTTTCGAAATGGAGTTTGAGCGCATTATACAATTTATAAGATTCAAACGGATCGTTCACTATACCATAACTCCTTCGTATAGAGCTTCTACATCTTCTATTTCGCCAACAACTTCGCTTAAGTTTTGCTTATGATGTATGTTAGCCATTTTTCTTAGATGCTTTTTATCAATTGCTACATCCTCTGCGCATGATTCAACTGCTTCTTTTATAAAAGCTTTTTCTGAATCGATACGCGTAAGAGAGTTTGATATCTCTTCAATGCATCCTTTGATTCTTTTTTTGTCTTCCACGCTTGATGGAATGATTACATTACTACTCATTTTTTCTCCTTTATAATGGTAATTTATTAGTTCGTTTGATTTTGATTAAATTTAAGCTAGCTGCTTCTTCTTCAATCTTTTGTTTTAAAGAATCTGTTAAAAGCTTCTTCATATTCTTATAGTCCATACCTCTTTGTTCAACTATATAAGCTGCTGAATCGATATAAGACATATTGTTATTAGCGACAAGATGTTCTACTGCTGCAGAAAATCTTTTCTTTGTCATTACTTTTTGTTCTACTGGATTATCTGACATAATTTTTTCCTTAAAATACTCTCATTAAAATACAGTCAGCATTTATTCTTCCTGTGGGTTTATCTATTTTAGTTGTTAACGTTTCCCATATCTTCTCAATTTGTTTTTCAGTCTTATTAAGAACCATTGGTAATATTTCATCAGGCTTTCTTAATGTAGCTTGTCGAGATTCTTTTTCAAAATTTCTTATAGATGTACCTGATATTTCAAAGCCACCTATTGATGATGTTACATACTCCATAAGCTTTTTATTCTTACAGTTATAAACATATAGTTTAGTTTTACCTGGTATCGCAACAGGATTAATAGATGTTAATTTAGCATCTAAGTTTTCTGCACAATACTTAAGCTTAGTTACTTGTTGATCTGAAGCTTTAACTTTTTTAACTTTAGTAGACCTTGTCGCTTTAAAAGAATCTCTTAGTCTTTCAAGATCGACAAATATCTCTTCAAGCTGTTTAAGCATCTTGCTCTTTTCGCCTTTCGTAAAATGAGAGTATGCTTCTACTGCTTGATCGCAATTCTTTTCATAAGCATCTTTGATATTATTATATTCAGTTTCGACAAGAGCTTTAAATATATTAATTGCGTTACCTTTAAGCTGATGTAGTTTAAATCGATTAAAAGCATTAAACTTTTGTTTAAATTCTCCTTCAAGCCAACCTTCAACTATAGTAGAATCAAAGTCATAATATATAGTGTCCATAACTTTCATACGAGTTCTTTCAGCTGGTGATATAATAACTACATCAGCCTTTTTAGCTTCTTCAACTTTCTTTTCTTTTAAAGCTACTTTGTATTGTTCATTGATAAAATCTTTTATAGAAGTGATTTGTTCTTCTGGATATTGCCAACCTCTATAATACATTTTAATCAACTTATTAACTTTCATAAATCTGTAGTCTTTAAGCCTTTTAAGTACTGATATTTTTTTCTTATCCCATCCCATTACGTCTTTACAGAACTGATGAGTTGTTGGCATATAATCTTTTTGTTTATAAAAATAGTTATACCAATGAACGCCTTTAGTCCAGTTTCCACCGGTAAAATCTGATTCACTTGTATATATTGGTTCTGGTCCAAGATACTTTTCATCAAGACTTGGTCCTCTTTTTCTTTTAGCCATATATTTCTCCTTATTAACTATATAGATCTATTATACCACATTCCTTATCAAATGTAAACGTTTTTTTAAAAAAATATGATTGAACTTCCGCGGGTGATAAGGAGTTGCGTTGATGAAGTTCAATCATAAAACTTATTAATTAATTCTTGTATTACGTATACAATACCGTTGCATATCATACAGAATAATATAAAATATAAAAAGTATTCCATTAATCTTTTTCCCAAGGTAATCGAATAGTTTTTCCTTCTTTTTGTTCTGAAGAAACATGAGCTGACATAAATGCAAACCATGCAGTACCTATCAGTAATAGTATACTAAATATTGTATTCATTAGTTTCTCCTCATTTTGCTGATATCCTCAGCTTCTTGTTGTGAAATAACTGGGACTGCATTTGACTTATGCATTGTAGCAATACCTTTGACAAGAGTACCTGTGTATTTCATTGTTTCTTTTTTAGTAGTATCAGATTTTGGATAGTTACCATCTTTCATATAGTCTTCCATAACTGATTTGTATTGAGCTGCTTGTTCAGCTCGTAGTTGGTCAAGAGTAGATACTTCAATAGTCATTGGTTTAAACTCAACAGGCTTTTTCTTTACTCTGTTAGAAGCATGCTTCTTTCTTTTTCTGCCGTGGATATCATATCGTAATGAACCCATATAAAAATTAGTTGCACCCATTACTTAGGACCTCCATTATGACCTATCATGGTTTTTTCTTTTTGCTTTTCTCTCCATGCTAAGAAATGAATTGCAACTTCTCTTGATGTGTGAGTTAGCGTACTCACCGGACGTCTTATTGTTTTTTTCATAATCTAAATATTTTACCTAAAATGTTATCAACCTCTGGGTCATTAAGATGACCTATGACATCAGATGTGATAGGAGTTGAATAACAAAGTTGACCTTCATGTAATACAGCAACTTCCCATTGCCCCTTTACATATCCATATGAACCTTTATGTTGAATAACGCTTGCACCATATCCATTAGGGAACTTATATACTTTTTGTATACCTCCCATCATTTTATTCTTTTCAATTAAATATTCGTTCATATGTATATTATACCATACTTTAAGTCAAATGTAAAGGATTATTTTCATTATTTTGGCCAAACGTCTGTAAAAGGTCATTGCCCTTAAGTTCATATTTGTCAAAGATAAAGGTTTCTCCTGTATTAATAAGTTTTCTTTCAACTCTTCCTGAGTTATATTCTATATCAACTACGCTTTTATTGCCTTGAGTATCTTGTGGTCGATCATCATAATACAAACTTGATAAGCTATGAGCATGTATTGATTTAACTTTACCTGCCCACTCTTCAGCTGCAATTTTTATTCTTTGCTTTTCTACTACTTTATCGTATTGGCCCATTTTCCTTTTTCTCCTTTTTCTGCAATTTTAATAAGTTCTCTTAGTTTCATATCCCATAACAATTTAAAGTCAGGATCGTTTGCTTTATCTCTTGCAGTTTGTAATGCAATAGCTCTTTGATGTCCTCTATTCATTAGTTCCACTCCTGGTCTAATTTAGAAGCGTCATATGCATGCATGATTGAACTATCTTCTAGATAACGAGATATGTTCTTTTCGCTATGATACATATTCTCTTCTTTGAAACAGTCTAAACCGCCTGGTGATTGTTTACCAGCCTTTTTAACTTGCTTAGTTAATTTAGATTGCTCTTTAATAATTGATTTTCTTGCGTCAAGCTTAGCAATCATTTCTTGCATATCTTTTTCTTCTTTATACTGATTAAGCTCAGCTTTTAGTAATTCAAATGTATTACTCATAGTATTTCTCCTTCAATTAAATTTGTATCTGAGAATCCGCCGCCAAAAGGTGCGTACTCTAATTTTGTTACATGACATTGGTTGTCATATGACTTTCTTTGTTTGCCTTGTACATATCCTGCAAGTGACTTTGCTTTTGCTTCGTTCTCTGCATATATGTATGACTCTGTTGTGATTAAATATCTTTCCA